GAGTAGCCGTACAACAAGCAAGAGAAGATCTCTTAGCTTTCGTTATGTTGATGAACCCATCCTTTAGTGTTGGGCCGCATCACAGATTGCTATGTGATCAACTAATGAAAATTGCAAGTGGGGAGTCAGACCGTTTGATGGTATTTGTTGCCCCCCGTTCAAGCAAATCATTAATAACATCTACATATTTTCCCGCATGGGCACTGGGTAAGAATCCGTATTGGCAAGAGATTGCTGTATCACACAGTGATGATCTTGCAACAAGGTTCGGCCGCGCCATACGTGATATTGTAAATACCCCACAATACAAATCTATCTTTCCACAAATAAACATTCGTAAAGATAATCGTTCTGCAAACAGTTGGAGTCTTCAACATAAAGGTAAAGACGCAGGTTCATTCCTCGCAGCTGGTTCAGGATCTGGTATTGCAGGTTTTGGTGCACACTTAGCTATCATAGATGATCCAATATCAGAGCAAGATGCCTTTTCAAAAGCTAGAAGAGAAGCTTTAAATGAATGGTACGCTTCTGGTTTACGTACAAGACTTATGCCAGGTGGTAAAATTGTAATAGTTATGACTAGATGGCATGAAAGAGACTTGGCTGGACACTTATTAGAGATGGAAGATAGCTCTCCTATGTCAGATACATGGGAAGTTGTCCGTATTCCTGCTCTAAATACCACAGAATCTTTAGAAAAACTAGAAGAAGCACGCAAAAAACTAGTAAAACAAGGCTATTTATCTAAAAATTACACAAATTTAAAGTTAGGTGAGTCATTTTGGCCAGAACCTGACGAGAAAAACGGATTTCATTGGTCAACTGAAGAAATAATCCGTACAAAAAACAACACACCACCATTTAAGTTTGATGCATTGTATGGTCAGGCCCCATCTGCAGAAGAAGGTAACATAATAAAACTAGATTGGTGGCAGAACTGGGAGAATACAGACCCACCAGAGTGTGAATACATAATACAATCTTGGGATACTGCATTTTCTACAAGAACAACAGCTGATTACTCTGCAATAACTACGTGGGGTGTGTTTACTAAAGGATTAGACATGCCTAACTTAATATTATTAGGGGCAGAAAAAGGAAGATGGGATTATCCGACACTTAGAGAGAAGGCAGTTAAGAAATATAATCAACACAATCCAGATTCTATACTGATAGAGAAAAAAGCTTCAGGTCAATCATTAATACAAGACTTACGTTTAACAGGTTTACCTATATTTGAGTTTCAACCAGACAGAGATAAAGTTGCTAGAGCGTATTCTATAACATCTTTGTTTCATAACAGACGAATATTTGCCCCTTTTAAAAAAGATTGGGCTATGGAAGTTATAGATGAGACTAGAGCTTTTCCAGCAGGACTTCATGATGATTATATGGATACACTTACACAAGCATTAATATGGATGAGAAATGGCGGATATGTTTCACATGGAGCTGATACTTGGCTTGACAAACGAGAGCAAGAGATTTATAATAGGGAGAGTAGAAAGTTCTACTAAAGGGGATACATGGCTATAGAAAAAAGAATAGAATTAGAGGATGATGATGCAATATCTGCAAGCATGCCTAGCGATCAAGATGTAACTGAAACACCAGATGGTGGAGCAGAAATAACTTTAACTGATCAACAAGAAATCGACGAAGCAACAGCCATGGGTCTCATGGATGAAGAACCTATGATGATGGGTGACTTCGATGCTAACCTAGCAGAAACAATGTCTGAAGCAGAGATACAAGAAGTTTCAAAAAATTTACAAGAAGGCTACGATAGAGACAAAGCATCAAGAGAAGAGTATGATGAAATAGCTGAAGAAGGTATAGAATTATTAGGTTTGAAATATGATGAAGGTGCTGGTGCATTTCCAGGAGCAAGTGGTGTTACACACCCTGTTCTTGCACAAGCGGTTGTAAAGTTTCAAGCTAAAGCATATAAAGAATTATTTCCAACTGAAGGCCCAGTTAGAACTAGAATTATGGGCACACAAACACAACCTAAATTAGAACAAGCTAATCGTGTAAGACAATTTTTAAATTGGCAAACACAAATACAGATGCCTGAGTATGGTCCTGAATTAGATAAGATGTTATTTCATGTAGCTTTGTACGGAACGGCATTTAAGAAAACTTCTTTTAATCCTGCACTGCAAAGACCAGTAACAGAATTTATTAAAGCGCAAGATTTCTTTGTAGATTATTTTGCATCTGATTTAGAAACTGCAGAAAGATACACTCATAAATATTTAATATCTAAAAATGAAATTAAGAAAATGCAAATTGCAGGAATGTTTTTAGATGTAGACATTGATGCAGACTATGGAGTAGAACAGAGTTCAGCTGATGAAACTTCAGATGAAATTGTAGGTGTTTCTAAACCAGGAGAAAATGATGATTATGTAGAAATATTAGAAATGCATACTAATTTAGATTTACCTGGTTATGAAGATCAAGATGGTATTAAATTACCATACATTGTTCACATGACTGGAGATGGAACAGTTTTAGCTATTAGAAGAAATTATGATCAAGAAGATCCAATGCGTAAAAAGAAAATGTATTTTACACATTATACAATGATTCCAGGTTTAGGTTTTTATGGTTATGGTTACATACACTTAATTGGTGGATTAACTAAAACAGCTACTTCCTCTATGCGTCAGTTAATTGACGCTGGAACCTTTGCGAACTTGCCAGGTGGTTTCAAGGCACACGGTTTACGTGTCCTTGCACCTGACGAGCCTATTGCTCCAGGTGAATTTAGAGAAGTAAATGCACCCGCTGGTGATTTAGGAAAGTCTTTACAGATACTTCCGTTCAAAGAACCATCATCAACTTTATTTAATTTAATGGATTATGCGTCTAAACTCGCATCTCAGTTTGCAGACTCTACTGATAATGTGGTAGAAAATGCAACAAACTATGGGCCAGTTGGCACAACTATGGCCCTGCTTGAGCAGTCTTCAAAGCTGTTCAATGCTGTGCATAAACGATTACATGCCGCACAGACTAAAGATCTTCGTATTCTAACTAGATTAGATTCGGAGTTTCTTCCTGATTTGTATCCCTACGAAGTGGCAGGTGGAGCACAGCAGATATTTAGGAAAGATTTCAATCTAAAAAGTATTGATGTAATTCCTGTATCAGATCCTAATATGCCGACTGAGGCACACAGGATCGCAAAAATAAACGCCATCATGTCCATCGCTCAACAAAACCCAGCCGCTTACAACATGGAGCAAATAGGTATGGAATTGTTTTCAGCGATGGGCGTGGACGAACCACAAAGATATTTAAAACAACAACAACAACCTTTCACTGCTGATCCTATTTCAGAGAACATGGCTTCGTTAAAGGGGGCACCTTTACAACCAAGACCTGATCAAAATCATGATGCACACATTGTTACACATGGTATGTTTTTACAAAACCCTGCGTACAAAAGTAATCCAGCTATGCAACAATTATTAATGTCGCATATACAAGATCACCTTGCATTAAAGTATCAACAAGAAATGGCACAGATGATTCAAGATCCTCAAGCACAACAAATGATTATGGCTGGTCAACAGATGCCACCTCAAATGGAAAATCAAATTGCAATAATGGCAGCACAAGCTGCAGATAAAGTAAATCAGTTTGATGAAGAGAAACAAAAAATTATGGCTGGAGAAAATAAAACTACAGCTGAAGAACAATTAGATATTCAAAGAAAAGATTTAGCTTTACGTGCACAAAAATTAATGAACGATATGAAAGTACATGAAGATAAAATGGACTTAGAAGAAAGTAAATTAATGATTGATGATGAAAACAAAGATGAAGATCGTAAGTTAAAAGAAGCGCAGATGGGAATGGATGCTGCGGCTGATATGACTTCTAATATTGAAGGCATAATCAATACAACTGTAAGGAGAGGATAATGAAACCATCAGCTAAAAGTAAAATTAGAAAAGTTTCTAAGATGTTAAACAAAGCATCTAAAGCTCATGCTGGTCAATCTAAAGTATTGAAAGGACTATTGAAAAATGGCAAAGGCAAAAGCAAAAAGTAAATCAAAAGTTAACCAAGCTGGTAATTATACTAAGCCTGGATTAAGGAAGCGAATCTTTAATCGTATTAAAGCACAAGCTTCACATGGAACGGGCGCGGGACAATGGAGTGCTAGGAAGGCGCAAGCATTGGCCAAGGCCTATAAAAAAGCTGGAGGAGGATATAAGTAATGCCAGGATATGCAATGAAAGTGCCTGCTGCTAAAAAGAACAAGCCTAAAGCGGCTAAAAAACTTAAAGGTAAGCAGAGCAAAATAGACGCAAACAAGGATGGTAAAATTTCTAAAAAAGATTTTATGATGCTTAAAATGAAAAAGAAAAAGAAATAGGAGTACTCATGGATAAGATAAAAAATGTTTGGGGTATGATTAAAGACAGTTCTAGAAAAGAAAAAATTCTAGGTATTGCTGTAATTGTATTAGCACTTGTAATTATATTATAAATGCACCAACAAGAAATACTCGAAGCTCTTAGCA